TCCACTGGTAGAAGAGTTTTTAGCGGCGGGCGGGAAGATCACTTACCTGCCTTCAGGAGTGCCCTCAGACACGAATTCTTGCATGAACTGCAAGGGTCAGTTCCCCACGGAGTCACTCACGCTACAGGGCACGATACGGCGTTGCAGGAAATGTGTTGAGCGCAGAAACAACTTTAGGAGTAAGCGATGACAACGGAAGCGGTAGAAAAAGATTTCTTTAACTGGGATCTGCATAACGGTAGGACTGAGTACGAAGCAACCCCGATGCCGTATGACCATACGGTTGATTACCTCGAAGAGCTTGTTACGGAGTGGCATCAAGCCCGGAACCTGATCGACGGATCATCTGACAAGGATCAGTTTGCAAAGCTGATTCAGGAGTGCGGTGAGCTGTCAGAGAGCATCTGCAAGGATCGTAGTGTTGCGGATGATATCGGCGACATCATGGTGGTCCTGATCAACATCGCGGCTCGAAACAACCTCAACTTGAACCAGTGCTTAGGCACCGCCTACAACGACATCAAGGACCGCAAGGGACGCATGGTGGACGGCGTTTTCGTTAAAGAGGCTGATAACCACTAGTGGCTAACTACAAGCCCGGACAAAAGCTTTTCCCAACGGATCATCCATTTAAGAACCTTGATGGATCTCCCTCTGTAAGCAACGTAAGGCTCGGCTCTTACGGCTTTGAGGAAGGTACTAGGGTGATACCCACAATGGTAGGCGGCGAGAACCTTGGGACCGTAGGGGGCTTACAGAGAGCTAGGGCAGAGGGCTTGGACAAGTACCCGCTATTCAAGACCAAAGCCGAGGCGGAGGAGTTTATACGGCTCCACCACGGCAATATTGACGCGAAAGGTCGGTTTATGCCGAAGCCGGAAAAATGAAAAACGAGCCGACCGACAACCACAAGCGGACGAAATGAGCGATGTCAGAGAAGAAGTCGGACTCGAAGCTGAAGAACGCCGGGGTGAGCGGCTACAACAAGCCCAAGCGTACCCCCAGTCATCCTACGAAGTCGCACGTTGTAGTTGCCCGGAATGCCAAGGGAGAGACAAAGACGATCAGGTTCGGTCAGCAAGGGGTGAAGGGCGCGGGGAAGAACCCCAAGACCGCAAAGGATAAAGCCCGAAAGAAGAGTTATTACGCCAGACACAATGCTCAGGATTCCAAGCCAGACATCCTGTCAGCTCGGTACTGGTCTCACAAAGTTAAGTGGTGACCCATGAAGACCCGGATACATGTGAACCAGCACAACATTCGATCCAACGCTAAAGGCGCGGATTTGCCGGTTATTACCGTCAAGGACTATAGGGAAAACAGGAAAACTAATAGGGCAGATATCGTCAATACACAGGGAGACGTAGTTGCTGCCGTTGTGTATAGCCCAGACAAGCCACTTCCTTGTGGGGCAAAGGTTTGGATCGAAACAGATCTACAGGTTGAAACAAAAAAAATCGTTATATCAGGAGGTTGTGATGTTTAAGCCCTGCGCGTCTTGCAAGAGCAAGGCAAAGTGTAAGAAGGCTGGAAAGTGTATGAAGCGTTCTAAGACTTACGGTGCTAAGAGGTGAAGAAGAAAAGCTGCGATCACCGCGAGACTATGTATGGCAAGGGTGATCTCCGTCGTCCGACAGATCATAAGAAGTTTGGCGACAACTATGACCGTATCTTCGGGAAGAAGGAGGCGAAGCGTGGGTGAGATCGTATTGGAGCGTTGGGCGTATCACCCTGATGCAACTCTGGGAATCATCAAGTTCTCTGACATAGAGTTTTGGTCGGTAGAGCGTCCGTGGCTAGACAACAAGCCAAACATCTCGTGCATTCCCGAAGGTGAGTACAAGCTCAAGTGGCGAGAGTCCCCTAAGTTTGGACCAACTTGGCAGCTCGAGGATGTCCCGGATCGTACTCACATCCTCATTCATAGCGCCAATTTTGCGTACCAGCTTCAGGGTTGTATCGCGCTGGGCACAGATCTGATGGGTGACACCATCGCTGTGGCTAACAGCCGCAAAGCCGTGAGTCTCTTTGAGGAAGTAACAGAGGGCGGTGAATGGACGCTGAAGGTAAAAAATGCCGCATATGCGGCGTTGGAATAGCCCGTCAACACCGGCTGATTTGCAATCAATGCAAGCACATCCGGGATAAGACCAAGTGGCGTGATAACTACGAGGCTTATATCGGTAGTCGGATACGGATTGCAAAGACCCGTGCAAAGAAGAATGGCACGTCCTTCGATATCGATAAGGAGTTCATTCTGGATCTGCTGATCGCTCAAGAGCATAAGTGCGCGGTGACAGGTCTACCGTTTACCCGTACTGGTGATCATGTTGATTACGACCTCAGTATTGATCGCTTGGATTCGGATCTTGGGTACGAGAAGGACAATGTGGTTCTAGTGTGCAACAGAGCCAACGTAATGAAGAACAATATGTCGCTGCCCATGTTTGTGTGGTGGTGCAAAGCAGTTGCTAACTATGACGAAGATCGAAGAAGCCGCCAAGAAACTTAAAGGCAACTTCCCGTTGTACGCTAAGAACGTACTGAAAATCGTCACTAAGGAAGGGGTGGCTAAACCTTTTGTCCTGAATCAGGGGCAGATGTGGCTGCACAACCGTCTCGAGGAGCAGATGCAGAGGCAGGGCAATATCCGCGCTCTGGTCCTCAAGGCTAGACAGGTCGGCATCAGTACCTATGTAGAGGGTAGGTACTTCTGGAAGATCACCCAGAACCGTAACGCCAACGCTTTCGTGCTGTCTCACCTAGCTGAATCAACGAACTCGATCTTCAACATGGTTCGTTATTTCTACGACAACATTCCGCACCCTGCGTTTAAGCCGCCGTTGTCCACTCAGACCGCCACAACCCTCGTGTTTGACGAGATCAACAGCCGATACCGTGTAGGTACAGCCCGATCCACACAGACTGGACGAGGGCAAACAAACCGCTTTGTGCATGGCTCTGAGGTGGCTTTCTATCCCCAGGGTAATGACATTGTTGCTGGTCTACTCCAAACGGTTGGCGGTAAGGACAGCGAGGTGATCCTAGAAACCACAGCGAATGGAGCTGGTGGTTGGTTCTACGATCAGACGATGAAGAGTCTGCGTGGAGAGACTGAGTGGCAGGTTTGCTTCATCCCGTGGTTCTGGATGCCGGAGTACATTCGCAAGCCGAGTCCGTACTTCGAGGCAACGCCGGAAGAGTACAAGCTGGCGCAGCAGTATGGGCTGAGTGATGAGCAGTTGTGTTTCCGCCGCGCAAAATTAGACGAGCTGGGTAGTACTGATCTGTTTCGGCAAGAGTATCCCTCGACGCCGTTAGAGTCTTTCCTGACCTCTGGTCGCTGCTTCGTTGAGGACAAGTGCCTTCGTGCAGCGGAAGACGAGTGCTACACCCCGGACTTCCGTGGTGACTATCGCAACGGTGCGCTGCAAGCTCATTCCAGTGGTCCGTACAAAGAGTGGTTTCCGCCTGTGCAGGAGGACGCCTACGTCATAGGCGTGGACGTTGCTGAGGGGCTGTCATACGGGGACTACAGCGTGGCTCAGGTCTTGGATTCTTATGGCAGGCAGGTTGCCTGTTGGCACGGTCATGTGGACCCTTGGGAGTGGGGGAATCTCATATCTCAGCTCGGTCAGCGCTACAACAATGCGTATGTGATCGTGGAGCGGAACAACCACGGTCTGACTACCTTGCGTCGGTTGCAAGAGATCAACTACCCCAACATGTTCATCGAGTCATCTGTGGATGGTGCGTATGGCGACAAGCTTACAAAACGGGGTGGCTTCCTCACTACCAGCAAGACTAAACCGCTCATCGTGGACAACATGGCTGCACTCCTCAGACAGGAAGAATCCGGTATCGCAGACATCGAGCTGGTGAACGAATTACGGACGTATGTCATTGATGAAAAAGGAAGTTTTAATTCCCAGCAAGGGTGTTATGATGATCGGGTTATGGCTTATGCTATAGCCCTGCACGGACTCGCTTCAATGCCCAGACCAAGGGCAAGAATCATACAACGACGATATGAGTCGGTTGACTCTGTGGCGGGTTATTGATGGCTGAGTACGAGTTAGACGTTCCTGAAGACGACGCTGAATACGATGGCAACCAAGACCAAGAGCTGGTCAGTTTGGGCGCTAGGCTTTCTGACGTGTTTCAAGAATACAAAGACGCTCGCAAAGAAACTGAGAACGAGTGGCTGAAAGACCTTCGTCAGTATCAAGGTCAGTATGAGCCAGACGTTCTAGCGCGTTTGAATGAGAGTGGCGCTCGATCAAAAGTCTTTGTTGGTCTGACCAGAACAAAAGTCATGGCGGCGTACAGCCGGATCATCGACCTGTTATTCCAGTACGGCGATTTGTATTTCGCAATACATCCAACCCCCGTTCCTACGATCAGCCCAATCAAAGCCATGCAGATGCGCGAGATGGCTATGCAGCAAGTTGTCGCTGCTTCGGGCGGCATGGACCCTGCGATGAATCAGGATCTGATTGCTGCCCGGATGATGGAGCTGGAAGACGAGTTTGTTGGGGCAGAGAAAGATATCGCGGAGAAAGCTGCCGAGGCTATGACTCTGGAGATAGAGGATCAGCTCATCGAGAACAACGCAGAGATGAAGCTCAAGGAAAGTATCCTTGAAGCATGCATCTTTGGATCTGGCGCGGTTAAAGCCGGTACGGTCAAGATCGATAGGACTCAGTCTTACTCTCAAGTGATTGACCCGCAGACAGGTCAGCAGGGCTTTGCTCTGGCTCAGATTGAGAAGCCGATGCCAGAGGTTGAGTCAGTCTCTATCTTCGATCTATATCCAGACCCTTACTGCACGACTCTGGACGACTGCGAAGGATTGTTCCGCCGTCACGTTTTGACGCGAAAGCAATTCAGAGACCTGTCAGATCTACCGGGGTTTGATTCGGACGAGATCAAGTACCTGCTCAAGAACAACCGTAAAGGTAACCACGTTGAGGAGGAGCACGAGCGTGATCGCCGCCGAATCGCTGGTATTCACGACCACGCAGAGAGCCACCGCTTCCAAGTATTAGAGTACTGGGGAACCATTGATGGATACGACCTCAAAGATCACAACATCGAGCTGCCTGAAGACGCTGATCTCAGTGATACTTATAGTGCTTGCGTTTGGATATGCGGGACCAGCGTCTTAAAGGTTATGTTGAATCCTGTTGCGGGGTACAAAATCCCGTACCAGATCTTCCCGTATGAGCGATCACCTCATCAGTTTTGGGGCACTGGCGTACCGCGCATGATGCGTGACTCTCAGACGACCATGAACGCCGCTACTCGTATCTGGTTAGACAACCTAGCCCTGTCTAGCGGTCCTATGATGGAGGTCAACACAGACCTTCTGGCGGCTGGTGAAGACCCAACCGACATCCATCCTTGGCGCGTTTGGTTGCGGGAAGGTGGTGACGGATCTATGCCAGCGGTACGTTGGTATCAGCCTGTCGCTAACGCTAACGGTTTGAACCAAATCGTTGAATTGTTTAGAAGATTTGCGGATGAAACGACTAGTTTGCCGTCGTATACTCACGGTGAGCAGTCGCGTAGTTTGAACAAAACCGCAACTGGTATGTCGATGTTGATGGGTGCTGCGAATATCGCACTGAAGAGCACCATTAAGAACATCGATGACTTCTTATTAGAGCCTATGGTTCAGGCGTTGTTTCATTACAACATGGAATTTGGCACTAACGAGAAAGCAAAAGGCGACCTCAAGGTCGTACCAAGGGGTAGCACTGCCCTTGTACAAAAAGAAGTGCAGAGTCAGCGACTCCTTCAGTTCTTGTCGCTTGTCTCCAATCCCACGGACTTGGCATTAGTAGATCGACCACGGTTGTTGCGTGATATCGCGCAATCGATGGATATCGATCCTGACGAAATTATTAAGTCTGAAGAGAGGTTACAAGCTGAACAGCAAGCCCTCCAAAATCAAGCTCTCGCCGCAGCAGGCGCAGGCGGTCCTATGGCTCCGCCATCAGGACCAATGGCAGCAGGTGATCAACCTATTCCAATGTAGGTTGGAAGACTCGCAGAGTCGGTTAGAGCAAGCAGACGAAAAGAATTTCAGGTTCGAGCAGGGTCGGGTCAGTGAGATCCGTTTCCTATTGGAACTTGAGGACGCCGCGAAAGCGGTTCTCGACAAGCAGCGGACCCCTTCGAGGATATCCGCAATCGAATAACGAACATCCCGTAGCGGACTCGTGAGGAATTGATGGCTAGTAGAAATGACCCGGAGCGATTGCAGGCAGAAGCTAAAGAGTTGATGGAACAGTATCAGAGCGCAGCGACTCAACCCTCGGCAGAGGACACTGAAGAGCAGCAGGAAGAGGTGTTTCAAGAAGCCCCCTCAGAACCAGAGGACACGGCAGAGGCTATAGCGGAAGAGGTTCCTGAAGAAGAGTTGGTCGGCGGCGACGACTCTGAAGCAGAACAGCGAATTGAAAAAGCTGAACGAGCCATGAAAGGCGCTCAGGCGAAAATGACCAAAGCGACTCAGGAAGCGGCGGAACTAAGGAAGCAAGTATCTGACTTAGTAAACTCCGTAACTCAGTTAAAGGGTCAGCTTGCAGATGAGCAGCGAAACACAGAGAAGCTGCAACAGGTAAGGGAAGAATATCCCGATGTTGCTGGACCTCTCTTGGATGAGCTGGATCAGATGCGAGCAAGGTTGGATGAACAGGCTGCTCTGACCCAAGGTCAAGAGCGAAGAGCATTTGAGGCGAAGCAAGAGGAAGCAGTGCGAGAGCACTTTGACCGTATTCGCGCAGTCCATTCTGACGTTGACGAAGTCACGCAGACATCGGATTGGGCGTTGTGGTTAGACGCTCAGGACAGTCAAGTCCATGAGTGGGTAGATGCTGGTTCGTCAAATGATGTGATCTTTGTTCTGGATCGGTTCAAGGCAGACATGGGAGTCAAACCTGAAACGCCGCAAGAGTCGGCTTTAGCGCGAGCGAAGGAGGTTGCAGAACCGAAATTGCCCAAAGCGCGAAAAGCCAATGTTACAGGCGGAAAGAAATCTTGGACGGTCCAAGACATCGTAAACATGCCTCTCGCTGAATTCGAGAAGCATAAAGTCGATATCTTACGGGCGCAGGCTGAGGGATCGATCCGCCGTTAAATTAATTCTCTTGTGAGGACAATATAATGGCTTTTTCATTTTTCTCTACGGGCACTACGTCCGAAGTAAACTTCATACCTGAAGTCTTTAGTAAGCTTCTGCAAGCTAAATTTTACAGCTCGTCTGTTCTGCCAAATATTTCTAATACCGACTACGAAGGTGAGATCTCTGGACAGGGCGACAAGGTTGTTATCCGCACGGTTCCTGCTGTAACGATCAACGACTACGCTGGTTCAATCACGACTCAAGAGCTGACCACAGCTAAAGTCGAGTTGCTGATCGATAAAGCTAAGTACTACAGCTTCAAAATCGACGATGTTTTGGCGGCGCAAGCTGACATTAACTTGTTGGAAGGAGCTAGTTCTGATGCTGCCGAGGGCATGCGCGTAGCTGTTGAAACTTCGGTACTGAGCAGTGTAGTGACTGGTGCGACCACTGTTGGTTCTCAAACCACCATCAGCGCAAGCAACATCCTGACCTCGATCTTGGATCAAGCGAAGGCATTGGATGAGCTGAACATTCCAGAAGAAGGTCGATTTATCGTCCTGTCTCCTGAGTTTGTTTCCCTGCTCAAGCAAAGCGAGCTGCGTCAGGCTTACCTGACCGGTGATGACACTTCTCCTCTGCGTAACGGCAAGGTTGGCGTTGTTGATCGCTTCACGGTGTACCAGAGCAACATGCTCTACACCCCAGGATCTGGCACTGATTCTGGCTACACCCACGTTCTTGCGGGTCACCCCAAGGCAATCTCTTTCGCGTCTCAGTTCACCAATACGGAAACTGTTCGCATGGAGTCTACCTTCGGTGATCAGGTTCGCGGCTTGAAGGTCTTCGGATCAAAGGTCGTAACGCCTGACGCATTGGTCGTAGGTAAGTGGACCTAAGAGGTCTGCTGGATGGGGGCTGCTTTCGCAGCCCCTTTCTCCTCTAACTAACTAGTGAATTTTATGGACGTTGCAACAAACAAAGACGAAGTCTACGAGCAGGCATTTAACCAATTCGGCATGAAGCTGGATCGACGCTTGAAACTATCTGATCTTCAGGATCAGTTGCAGCGGCTAGAGAAAGAGCGGGATGACCCGACTCCAGCGCCCAAGGTCATGAGACCCAAGACGGTGCGAAACATCATCACGGGCAACGTCTTTAGTTACGACGATTTGTTCAAAGGTAACCCCGATCTGGAAGTGATCGAGTGGGAGGAAGAAAATGCCGACAACTAAGGTCGTTGACATATTGGATCGCGCTTCGATCATTTTGCAGGATGCGACAAATGTTCGCTTCCCCAATGCGGAGCTGCTCAAATTTTTTAATGACGCACAGCGTGAAGTCGTTCTGCATAGACCTGATGCAAACATGGTTAACACCACGTTGGCTTGCATCAATGGCAGCAAGCAGTCACTACCATCAGCAGCTCTTCGCTTGATTGATGTCGTGCGGAATGTCGGCGGTCGATCTGTGACTCAGGTGGACCGCAAGATACTCGATGAGACCCTGCCCAATTGGCATGAGACCGCCGCCGGGGCGAACAAGATTGAGCACTTCGTGTACGACCCAGCAGACCCGAAAAACTTTTATGTCTATCCGAAGGCGGCGAGTGGGACACACAGTCTGGAAGTGGTGTACAGCGCATCAACGACAGACATAGCCATTAGCGACTTCAACACGAGTACCACGGTAATCAGTGTGGACGACGTTTACGCCAACAGCATCCTAGATTACGTCTTATATAGGAGCTACCAGAAGGACTCCGAGTTTGCTGGTAATGCGAATAGGGCACAGATGCACTATCAGTCCTTCGCCAACGCTCTTGGTGTAAAGACACAAGCGGACGGGGCTACTACGCCAATACCGAAGAACCCTGACGCTAACGCAGGAAGAATGTAGTGAAGTACTCAGATCTCTCTATTTACATCAGACCCGAGGTTCAAGGCGCTCCTGAGTTTTTGATAGAGCGGTCTGTTCGTGACTCTGCCGTAGAGTTTTGCCAGCGCACGGACATGTATATTCCTGAGCCGGAAACCTTGACGATCATCAAGGGGGTCAATGAATACGCTGTAACACTGCCTACTGGCACTGAGCTGAACCATATCATCGATGTTTACAACAACAAGACGCCTTTGCAGCCCACGAGCTACAGCGAATTATTGATGCGCCTGGGTGATGAAACTGAGCGCGGCACTCCCAAGTACTACAGTCAACGGGACAACGCCGACTTCTATCTTGCCCCGATCCCTGATGCCGCCGACACGTTGCGCGTTGTTTACAGCGTCAAGCCCACAAGCACATCTACGTCAATTCCAGACACGATAGGCAAAGAGAATCGTGAAGCAATTGTCCACGGGGCTTTGTATCGGCTGCAAATGATGAGCGGTCAGCCTTTCTCAAATGGTGGTGCTGCTCAGATGAACAATCAATTGTTCGAGAAAGCGGTCGGTCGAGCTACACGGCAAGTCAAATATGGATTCAGCGGTGGCAAGTTAACCGCGAAGGCGAGGGCATTCATCTGATGGCATATCTCACGACGATAGAATTAGTTCAGAACGATCAGCTACCCGAGATCGCGGTAACGCTGAAGGACAGTAATTTAGCTGCGTCTGGTGTAACGCTCGATCCAGATGATCCCTCAACTTTCTCTGCGATCAACTTGACGGGTGGCGGTGTAAGGATGCGCGTGAGAGCCGTGGGTTCCACTACGCTGATCGACACAATTGTGGGGACGATTACCGATGCCTCTGCTGGTAAATGCACATTTGTTTTCAACTCCAACACGTTAGCCAGTACAGGCGTTCTGGAGGGGGAGATTGAGATTACTGACTCAGCGAGCCGGACTCAGACAGTAGTAGATCTGATCAAGTTCAAAGTTCGTTCTCAATTCGGGTAACCGCCAATGGCAATTTACGCTGAGGTAAGCTTCAGACAACTGAGCGTCTCAGCTTCGTATCGCCAGATTCATGCTGCCGCATCACTTCCGGTTGCGGCTGTCGTGATCGAGACCCAGTCTCCGTCCACTGAAGTATCTTTTCAGAATCTCTTTTTGTCGGTGTCACATCAGCTTCTGACGCCACAGTTGACGTGGCAGAACCTCTTCGTATCGGACGTTGTTCTGAACGCCGAGAAGACGATCACGATCTTCACAGATGAGCTTGGTTTCGGTGATGCCCCGGTATTCAGTCTTGCTACTTCATTGGATGACGCTTTTGCCTTCAGTGATATCAGTGCTCTAGATCTAGACTCCCAGCGACTAGACAACTTCCCGTTATCTGACGCCTCGAGCCTACAGTTTACCTCCGCACAATCTGACACTTTCGGATTCGGGGACTCTCAGGTTTTGTCGGTGGACAAAGCCCCTGCTGACCCAGTTAGCATGGGCGACGTTTTAGCTCGTGTGTTTGCATCCACCAGATCGTTTAGCGACTCACCAGTTATAGACGATCAGTTCAGCTTCGCTTCCTCAAAGGTCGAGGGACACCTATTTGGCTTCTCTGATGCCTCTGTATTGAGTGTGACGAAAGGCGAGTCTGAGGCTGTGTCTCTGGCTGATGTTACGGCTTTTGATTACAGCAGACCAGAATCTGATTTCACCTCTCTTACAGAAGAAATTTCTCACACCCATGAGGCGGTTCGCGGCTTATCTGATTCAGCTTTTACATCCGATTCAGCCACACGGACCTCAGATCTAGGTAAGAGTGATACAGTTGCCTTTTCGTCTGTTTTATCGCGCACCGCGACCTTCAACCGGACGTTCAATGACGCCTTCACACTAGACGAAACAGCGAGCGTCGGACTTGGATATTTGTTTGATAAATCAAACATTTACACGATGACAGATAGTCTTTCCTTTGGGTTCTCAAGAGAGCCTGATGAGTCTATAATTCTGGAAGATTCGCTTGCAAAAACCTTCGGGTTTGGCGTATCTGATTCTTCAGCGATTACCGAGCTGGTAACGCTGTCCACAGGGACTGTTTTGACAGATAACGTGAGCATGAGCGAAAGCTTTGTTCTTGTGCTTGGAGGGTTCTCTCAATCCTCCATTCTCAACAAGGGCTTGGTTGGCTCCATGCTTCTAAATGCTGAATAAATGGAGTCCCCCATGATCGCTGATAACCTCAAGCTGAAAGGTCGGTTAAACGTAGTTGTTACCAGTCCTGATGGCGAAATCAAAGAAGAGCAGGAAATAGATAATCTAGTCGTGACGACTGGCAAGAACTTTGTCGCGTCACGAATGGCTGGAACATCTGCTTCTGTGATGAGCCACATGGCAATCGGAACCGGTACTGCCGCAGCCTCTGCCGGAAATACTGGACTGGGGAGTGAGGCGGCTCGTGTTGCCTTAACCTCAACGACCGTTAACAACAACGATGTTGTGTATGCCGCTACATTCTCTCCCGGCACCCCCAGCTCTACCACCGCTGTTACCGAAGCTGGTCTGTTCAACGCAAGCAGCTCTGGAACGATGCTTTGTCGCACCGTGTTCAACGTGGTCAATAAGCAAAGCACAGACACGCTCAGTATTAGCTGGACCGTCTCGGCTAGTTAAGCAGCATGGGAATTAAATTTTCCAATCTAGCTACCACGACTCTGTCGAGTAGCATTACAGCCTCCGCAACATCAATAGATGTAACGGACGGATCTGTATTTCCTGCTTTAAGTGCAGGTGACTTCTTCTATGCGACTCTAGATACGCCGCCAAACGCCACTGAGATCGTCAAGGTGACGGCTCTTTATGGCAACACACTGACGGTTGTAAGGGCACAAGATGGCACTTCAGCCACTTCGCATGGATCTGGGGACACGATTGCTCTGCGGCTCGTAGCGGCTGTTCTTGAGAGTCTTCGCGACAATGCGGGTTCGACCTATACCGCAGGCTCCGGTCTGTCATTAAGCGGAACCACATTCTCCAACTCAGCTCCAGATCAAACAGTGTCTCTGACAGGGTCTGGTAGCACGACGGTGAGTGGTACTTACCCCAATTTCACGATCAGCAGCACAAGCAGCTCTGGCGGCGGGTCTGGATCTACTAGCACCTCGAATACTCTGACAATCGTCGGCAGGTCTATAATAAACGTGGTCAGTTCTGTGTTTAGCCGGATCGGCACGTCGCTGCTCACCGCTGCAAACTCTTTGTTACCTGTTGCTTTTAGCCGCCCTGGGTTGTCGGTTATAGGTCGATCTGCGAATTACACAATCACTCAGATGTTAAATCGGGCTGGTCAACTCCTGAGCAGTGCTTATTCCCTTACTTCAATACTAAAGCGGTCAGGCTCTTCAGCTTTAGAGATGCTGAACATCTTCGGTTCGATAACACAGATATTAAACAGGGCTGGTTCGTCGGTTATTGATGCCTCGTCTTTGGTTTCAGTTATAGCCAGAACGGGTTCTGTATCGATTGAAAAAGCGGATTTGTTTTCAGTAGATGCTCGGTCTGGCGATTTAACGCTTGGCGCGTCTGATCACGCTTTTGTTGTCGTTGGTCGAGCGCAAAACTATTACATAGGAACTTGAGGAAATGGCTAATAAATTCCCCTTAATCGCTGATGGTTCAGCGATCAAAGAGCTGCCAAGCGGCGACAATCTGGATCTGACCGGATCAGGGATCTCAATCAGCGGGGCGCAAGGAACCAATGGGCAAGTACTCCAATCAAATGGCAGTACTGTGGTCTGGGCTGATGCAGCCGGAGGTGGTGGAGCTTGGAATGTAATCTCGCACACATCTGTCAGCAGCGCGGTTGCCTATATTGAGTTTACGATATCAGGCTATGACAGTTATGAAATCAGGTTTTCAGATATCAACGATTTCACCATGAGTGGATCGAGTCGTAATTTACAGGCTTATTTCAGCACAAATGGCGGCACAAGCTACTCAAGCAATTGCAATTGGGTGTACACAAACACAAGCACACGCAGCACTGGCTCAGGTATAACCAACTCGGGAGGCTTGACTGGGTATGTCAGGCTGAGCGACATATATGGTGACAACAGCTCTTCCAATGATTATGCACTGTCGGGATCGCTTACTTTAGAGAATAACAGCTCAAGCTCCTCACAAAAGCATGGCGACTTCAGAGTGATTCACTCAAGGGACTACAACAACCTTGATCCACATATCAAGCGTGGTGATTACGGAGTTAAAGAAACTTCCCCAATCAACAAGATCAAATTGAGTTTTGATGAAACGCAAAGTGGGCAAAGCCAATTCAATATTCCGGCGGGGTCAAAATTCACCCTCTACGGACTAGCAACATCTTAGGAGCAAGTAATGGCAAATCGATTTCCAATCATAGTCGATAGCTCAGGGGTTCCTGCTCTTAAAGAGCTTGCCTCGGGAGATAATCTTGATCTCACTGGATCGGGGATAGTTAACGCTGGGACAGTGGCTGTAACCAATCTAACCGTGAATGGGAGTCAAGGGACAAACGGACAGACACTCCAGTCCACGGGGTCGGGTGTGGCGTGGGCTGATGCAGCCGGAGGCGGTGGCGCTTGGAATGTTATTTCAAGTCAAACCGTAAGCAGTAGTGTTGCATATGTAACTTTCACTGGTCTAACTGGTTACGCAAATTACAAGATAGTGTGGAATGCCGTCCATCACGCAAACCATCCCTACGACAATTGGTTTCAACCATCAACTGATGGTGGATCTAACTGGTATTCAGCTTCGCACTGGAAAACACACACAACGCAAGCAGACACTACTTCAACAGCATTGTCCGTTAGTGCTAATGATCGTGCTAATTACGGCACGTCAGCGCAGGGGCAGGCGGAAATATATGGGAACACGCACCAATACAACACAGATCAGACACATAGCGGACAGTTAGAACTTTTCTCTTTCAACGGCAGCAATTACACGCATTACATTGCTGAAGACGTTCACGAGTATTTTTCTACAAGAATGGCATTTGGAATAACCCGTGGCGCTTTGTTGTCAAATACTGCGTTTAACGCAATACGCTTTGGGGCTGGTGCTAATTTTACCGGCGGCACCTTCACCCTCTACGGCTTATCAACTTCATAGGAGCATCGAATGGCTAATAGATTTCCATTAACGATTGACGGCTCCACGATTAAAGAGTTGCCGTCAGGAGATAATCTTGACCTGACAGGATCGGGCCTCGTTACGGTAAGCAACGCTGACATTGAGCTTGATCCGAATGGATCTGGCACTGTCATTTTCAAGGGCAACGCGACCAAAGGTGCGGGACAGTTCAAGCTAAATTGCGAGAACAACTCTCACGGGATCACGATCAAGGGACCACCACACAGCGCAGCAGCAAGTTATACGCTGACCTTGCCTAATACTGATGGTAACGCTGACCAAGTGTTGAAGACAAACGGGTCTGGTGTTCTTGATTGGGTTGATTCCGGCGGAGGTGGAGGCGGCGCTTGGAATGTGATCTCAAGTCAAACTGTGAGCAGTAATGTCTCAAGCGTTAACTTCACTAGTATCACGGGCTACAAAACTTACAAGTTTGTCTGGAGCAATGTCGTTCACGCAAGCCATCCAACGTACATGGACTTTCAGTTTTCTACAGATAATGGCTCAAATTGGTACACCACCAGTGGAAAATCTGTAATCGTTTATGGAGACAGCGCCACAAGTTCATTGAGCGTGACAAATCACGCAAATTGGAATGGCGGAAACGGTCGATTTGCTGTTGTTAGAAATACCCACCAATTCAACACTGACCAAAAGCATGCCGGAGAAGTCACGATTCATTCTATGAATGACGCTGAATATACGCATTTTAACTCTGTAGACATGCACGACCACAGCAATGATCGCGCTGCTTTTACTCAAGTGTTTGGCTCAATGCGACAAACTACTGCTTTTAACGCTGTACGTTTTCAAGCAGGCAGCAATTTTACAGGCGGCACCTTCACACTTTACGGCTTATCAAACTCATAGGAGAAAAATATGAGCACAAATGTATTTAAATTGGTCGATGGTGAAACCATCGAATTAACCGAAGAAGAAAACAATCAGCGAATCGCGGATAGCGAGGCGGCACAGGCGGAGCACGAGGCTGGTGCATGGTTGCGGAATCGCCAAGAAGCATACGGCGATTGGGCTGACCAGCTCGATGAGATGTTCCACGACTTTGATGCGTGGAAAGCTCGTATCCAAGGCATCAAAGACGCGAATCCAAAGCCTGAATGAAGATTCTTGGAGACCTCATAGGACCAGTTACTGGTCTGCTTGATAAGTTCATTGAGGATAAGGATCAGAAAGCTGCCTTAGCCCATGAGATCTCGACCATGTCTGAAAAACATGGTCAGGAGATTGCGCTTCAGCAAATTGAGGTCTTGAAGCTTGATGCCAAGGGCAACTGGTTCCAGTCGAGTTGGCGTCCCTTAGCCGGTTATTGCTGCGTACTGGGGTTATTCGTGAACTTCTTGGTATCTCCGCTTTGTGCGGGATTCGGCATTGTCATTCCTCAGGCGGATGCCGGGGTGATGATGCCGTTGCTGCTCGGAATGCTGGGGCTGTCGGGCGGCAGATCGTATGAGCGCGTTAAAGGAGTAGGTAAGTGACTGGATTCAAGCTCCAAACATTTTCTGGCAAAGCTCCTCGCGTGAGCGCACGGTTATTGCCTGAAGACATGGCGCAAGAAGCGATCAACACCCGCTTGGACTCTGGTCGCCTCGATCCGTGGGCAGGAAACAGCTCGGCATCTATTACGCCTGTCGCGAGCTACTCCGTGTCTGCGCTGACTAAGACGCTCTTCAAGTACAGCGACAGCATCTGGATTGGCAGCAATGAGGATCTAGACATTGTCAGAAGTCCGATTGCGGAGGATCAACACGAGCGTATCTATGTATCGGGTATGGGTAGTGCAACCGGCTACCCTCGGATGAGCAGCGCCACATCAGTGGGTAACGGGACATACTACAAGCTTGGCATTCCTGATCCCGCGTCTTTCGACTCGGTTACCCTGGTTGGCACGACCACGAAAACGGATACTGAGACGCCCATATCACGAGCTTATGTCTTCACCTACGTCAGCTACTACGGCGAAGAAGGTGCCCCCTCAACCTCGTTGGTCAGCCAGATTGTAGACGTTTACTCTGATCAATCAGTTACGGTTAACTTCCCTGCGAACCCCAGTGGGAACCACAACCTACTGAAGAAGCGTTTGTACCGGACTGACCCCAATGGGACGTTTCGATTTGTCGCGGACGTTGCTCTCGCAACAGACACTTTCAACGACACTGTGACAGACGCCAACTTGGGCGAGGCTATACCGTCAGGAGGCTGGATAGCGCCGCCAGACGAGGTTTCTTCGGACCACAAGGACGGACCTCTGCTTGGTCTTGTCAGTATGCCTAACGGCTTTTTAGCAGGATTCTCCGGTCAAACCGTTTGCTTCTCAGAGGCGTTTCAACCCCATGCATTTCCCGATGCTTACAAGCTGACGATCAAGAGCGATGTGGTTGCATTAGCGCCTCTGAACACGGGCTTGCTGGTGCTCACGAAAGAAAAGCCAGCACTTATTCAAGGCTTAGATCCTTCAAGCATGTCGATGATCGAGATCGACAGTACGTTGTCCTGCGTAAGCAAGCGAAGCGTCGTAGACATGGGCGAATACGTCATGTACGCCAGCCCCGATGGATTGGTTGCTGCTCGAGATAGTGGTCTGTCAGTAGCCACGGAGAGCATTCTCTCCCGAGACCAATGGCAGGATCTGTCTCCATCCAGCGTGATCGGCTTTCACTGGGAGGGTTATTACCTCGGGTTTTATTCCAACGGCAGCGAATCAAAGGGATTCATCTTTGATCCTCGAGGCGGCAAGAACTCATACGTCAAACTGGATTTCTACGCTACAGCAGGCTTCAACGATCTGGCGAATGATGAGTTGTACTTGGTTGTCGGTGGCTCTGTCGTAAAATTTGCTGGCGGGTCAAACCTATCGTTCACTTGGAAGAGCAAAAAGTTTTACACCCAGAGACCGATCAATCCCGGAGTCGCAAAACTAGAGTGCGATTCGTACTCTCCAGCCCCCACGCTCAAGCTCTATGCGGATGGGAACCTCAAACACACTCAGTCGGTAACCAACAGTTCGTTGTTCCGACTCCCCGGTGGTTACAAAGCCAATGAGTTCGAGATTCAGATCGAGGGATCTGTATCGGTGAACGAGGTCTGTGTCTACGAATCAGCGGGAGAGGTTGGTGCCGCGTAAAAGCAATCTCACAGATCCTCCGAGCTGGTCGGCTCAAGACAGGCGATTCGGCGACAGCTTAAAGGAAAACCTCGACGTACTTCTTGGTCATCGGGGAGACGCCCTTGATCGTGCGGTTACGTTCAAGGATCTGCTGGATACAGGCATTGTCACCCTTGCGCGAGGGGTAAGTTTGTTCGGCGATACGCGGGATCTTGTGCCGTCTCGCGACGAGATACCAAGCCTAGATATCCCTCCAGCGCCAACGAACCTTCAGGCGTCTGGTGCTTTCCAGAACATCATACTGACCTGGGATCTGTCCCTATACGAGGGTCACTCCTACGTTGAAGTGTTAAGACACACATCCGACGATATCAGCGCGGCGACGATGGTTGCTCAGGTTTCTGGATTCACTGGGGTTTATGCAGATCCGGTTGGTGGTGGTCTCACGCGCTATTACTGGGTTCGCGCTGTCAATCAGGCGGGGATTTCAGGACCATTCAATTCAAGTACCGGAACCTCTGGAACTACGGCTACTGATGTGGCTTTGGTGCTCAATCTGTTAGCTAATCAGATCACTAACTCAGAGCTGGCAACGGAGCTTTCAACTCCGATTGGCAAGGTTGACACGATTGAATCGTTGCTGGACGACATAGAAAATTACACTGGTTACACCTCGACGTATTCGGCAGATAACCTTTTAACCAGAATTACGTCTACGGACACTGCGGTTACTTCGTTGAATACTTCGGTTAGCTCGATCAACAGCTCACTGACGACCCTGACCGGCAACGTAAGCAACCTTCAGTCCAGCATCACCGATCTCACAGCGAATGTTGGAACCGTGTACGTTCAAACGTCAGCGCCAACCGGGACGATTGCCACCAACAGCCGGTGGTATGACAGCGATGACAACATGGCTGTTTACTACTATAGCGGCACTGCGTGGGTAAGCCTGCAAGACCCTCGTATTGCATCCAACCAATCCTCAATCAACACGCTGAACGCAGAAGTCTTCAACACGGATGGAAGCTCTAAGCTCGCCTCAGCCTCAGCTTTTAACGTGCTGGACACTACCGTCACGAACTTGAATGGCACGGTGACCACCGTCAGCAGCGATGTGACATCTTTGAAGAATGTCGTGTTTGACTCGAATGGCATTTCGCAGATCGCTACCACCTCTGCGCTGTCAAATTTGACGAGTCAGGTAACCTCGAATGATGGGGACATCTCCGCACTGGTTACAGATGTCACGGCGTTAGATGCTGAGGTTTTCAACTCAGACAGAACGGCAAGACTGGCTACAGGATCTGCGCTTTCGACGCTGCAAACGACTGTGAACACCCAAGGTAATTCGATCAGCACTTCTCAGTCTGATATCACTGCGCTTAAAGGAGTGGTATACGATAACTCTGGTGCTGTGAAGTTGGCGACTTCCGCTGCACTGACCGCCCTGACCAGTACGGTAACAAGTCAAGGAAACTCGATCTCCAGCACTCAGTCAGATGTGACAGCCCTGAACGGCATCGTCTTTGATTCCAATGGAATATCCCAGTTAGCCACATCGGCGGCGTTAGCAGGTCTGACATCCGATGTAACGGCGATTTACGACGGGAACAATTCCAGTATCGTGAAAACGATTCAAACAGATGTGACCGAGCTTAACGCATCGGTTTTCGATTCTGGCGGTACTTTACAGCTTGCCACCGCGACCGCCCTATCTGGTCTGACAAATGATGTGGAGGCGATCTACGATGGGTCGAACCCCAGCGTCGTTAAAACAATTCAGGGTGACGTGACTGATCTAGAGACTGAGGTCTTTAACAGTGACAACACTTCGCGTTTGGCGACCGCCTCAGCTTTGTCCTCTCTGACTACTGAGGTTGAGGCAATTTACGACGGCAGCAATCCCAGTGTTGTGAAAAGCATCAGCGAAGATGTCACTAGCCTTAAAGGCGCAGTCTTCGATGCAAATGGTAATGTTGAATTGGCAAGCGCGTCTGCTGTTAGCCTTCTTCAAACAGAGGTATGGGGAAGCGGTGTAACGCCGGGGGGTGCCACAAGCTCTCGAATCGACTCCCTGACTTCAACTATCAACGATCCAACTTCTGGCTTAGGCGCGACCTCCTCCGCTGTAGATGCGCTGAATACGGAAGTTTTCCCCAACGGAAATACCAGCGCCTCCTCAATTGATGCGCTGGAAAGCACGGTACAAAACGCAAACATTTCTTTGCCATTCAACGCTTGGAATCTTAACGGTCATAGCATTCAGACCATCTCTAACGGAAAGGTTGGCAATGAGGTTCTTCGTCTTACGGGCAATGCTGGCAACTACCCAAACCAAGGCAACTACATACCCATTGATCCAACAAAGAAGTATCAAGTCCGTTTCTGGGCAAGACCTTCATCGAATGCGTCTGGTCTTTTGTATTTTTCACTTCGGCAGTTTCTGAACAATACAGGCTCTGCTGGCCCTAACAATGGCGGCAGGTCGCCGTATAAGCCATCAGGGTTTAACCGAGCGAACCACAACAGCACCGCTGGCACTACAAACGACTGGTACGAATACGTTTACATTTGGGACAGCAGCGACTGGCAAACGGGTGTTAAGTATTTTCAGCCAGAGTTTCTTGACAACTACAGCGGTCAAGCAGGCTACTGGGAAATTCAAGGCTTTGTGATCAACGAGGTCACAGAGCTGGAAGAGTTGTCGTCCACCACTGCTACCGCCTTATCGGCATTGAATACTGAGGTATACGGGTCTGGCGGTGCGACATCCTCTCGAATCGACACCTTGAACAGCGCCATATACAACGGTGACGGAACCTTTAAATTTGGCTCTGCCACCGCTGTAAGTCTCCTGAACACAGAAATCTTTCCGAATGGAACTTCGAGTTCTTCTCGTATCGATGAATTGGATAACATTCTGTTTGATGGTAACGGTAATGCTGTTGTCTCAGCGACAAACCTATCAAGCATGAAGAACCAGATTCTGGACTCAGGTGGAAATCAAACAGCGTCGGCTACGCAGATGAGTCAACTAGCTGCCTCGTATACGAATCCAACGACAGGGCAACAGAACACAACATTGCAAACAGCGTTGGAATCAAGCGCATCAAACGTAAACGGGCTTCGCAGCAGGTACACGGTCAAGATTGACACCAACGGAGCAGTCGCGGGTTTTGGTCTTGCAAGCACTGACAATGGCTCAGGCAACATCACGTCCGAGTTCATAGTGAACGCTGATCGGTTTGCGATCATGCGCGGCGGGTCAGACACCACCACTGCAAGTGTTCCGTTTAGCGTTCAGACTTCATCCACAACGATTGGTGGGGAATCTGTCCCCGCTGGTGTTTACATGGATTCGGCGTTCATTAAGAACGGAACGATTTCCAACGCGAAGATCGCTGATGCGGCTATAGACAACGCAAAGATCGCAAACCTTGACGCTGGAAAAATTAACGCGGGAACAATAAGCACCTCCCGCCTCAACATCGACGGATCGACTATCACCAGTAACAACGGCGTCTTGAAGCTGGGCGCAGCTTCGGTCGATACTCTGTTTATTGCGGGTCAGGCAGTAACGATCATGGAGACGAAAGAAACTACGTCGGTGATCAACATTGCTGGTAATTCTGGAAAAGTTACTGTGCTGTCTGATTCAATCTCCCTTGCGGCAGTTGACTCAAATTCAGCGGTTCGTATATCAGGCGCGTTATCGATTTCTAACGAGTCAACCAGTCCGATCACGGTATTCATAGAAGTCTTTGATGGCACGGCGTCGAACGCAACTAGGTTATCTGCTGCGTATGCAACAATTCCGGGGTCTACCTACACCTCGCCAATCTACATTCATGGTCGGAGCTTAGTACCTGTATCTGCTTTGGACGAGAATCCCCCGAATGGATCGAGTACTTATGTGCTCAAAGTTCAGGAGGCTTATAACTTCACAGCAAATACGCCGTTCATAAAGGTACAAAGCGCAATAATGACTTTGCAAGGTGCGTTGCGATGAAGTCGTATATTGGTTTTAACGACGAAGGCAAAATATTGTTTTCCAGCAAAGGTTCACCACCCACTACACAAGACCTTGCTCCTGCTACAGATTTTATTGAGTTTTCGGGCGAATGGTATAATTCCTATGTTCAGGACGGTGAAGTGGTGCCTATGGGTGACTCGCCCACGGAGCATCATGTTTTCGACTACAAGACCAAGAGTTATGTAGACCCAAGATTTTCTGAAGACGGGCAGCTTACTGCTCATGCTCAATCTGAGTTGTGGTTAGCAGTTAGGACAATAAGAGATGGTCGCCTAAAAAGCAGTGATTGGACACAAGCAACAGACTCTCCGTTGAGCGCAGAGCAACGCAGTGAGTGGCAGATGTACCGGCAGGAGCTTCGTGATTTGCCTGAAGACTTTGGCTATGTCACGAGCATTGACGATGTTGTGTTCCCAGACCCACCGGGATAAAAAGTGAAAAAAGGCATATAATTCAGTAACATTGACAAAGCAAAACGGTCTAAAATCGTAGCAACACGGATACCGATCTGGTATCCAATCGGAGATCGGGAACCTCCCGTATCGGACATCTCCGTTCAATAACCTCAAGGAAGATTGCTGGAAAGGCAGTGATGGCATTTATCGTGCGGAAGCCTCGTATCGAGGATTTCGACCAGATAAATCTCATAGGTCGCTGGTTTCAGGAGAACAGTCTTTACGCCACATGCGGCTGGTCAGACGAGAAGTCGCTGAGGCTAGTGGTCGAGGGCACATATCCAGATTCCAACACCTTCATGAGAGTGGTCGAAAGCGAGGGACAGATCGTCGGCTTCTTCCTTGGTCACATCACTGAATACTTCTTTTCCACTAAGCATATTGCACAGGACTTGGTGATGGTTTTCCTCCCGCAAAAACGAGCGGGAATCATCAAACCCACCATCAAGATGCTGAAAGAGTTCGAGTCATGGGCGGTCGATAAGGGCGCTCATGAGATTTGTATCGGTATCACATCTGGTATCGCTGGACCCGGATACGAGCAGTTGATCAAGCGTATCGGTTACAGGGAAGTCGGATCGGTAATGAAGAAAGAGGTTTGATATGTGTGGAGGCGGTGGCGATAAGCCGGAAGAAACTGCGGTAAGAATCGCGATGGCGGAGCAAGCGGCTACTTACCTTAATCAGTACGGTCAGTATTTCTACAACGCAGAAAATGACTACATCTCGTCTGTTCAGAATCAGTTTAGCGACAATAACTATGACCGCGCCGTTGCCGCTGGAATGCAACAGGCTTCAGCACAATACGAACCGGCGATTGGCGATATGCGCTCAGAGGCATTCAATAGGGGGTTTGACCCCGGCTCGGGAGCCTTCCAATCAGAATCCGAGTCGTTGCGATCAGCGCAGGCGCGAGGAATGGGCTTAGCTGGGGCTGACCGTGGAATATCTAACACGGACATGGGGTTCGCCGGTCTCCAGAACGTAGTCAAAATGGGTCAGGGTCAGCAGACAGATGCATTCCAAGGGCAAATGGATCTAGCTGACGCAGCATCTTCTCGCATAACGGATCAAGCCAAGTCGGACTTCTCGAGATCAACCAGCCTGCAAAACTTAGCGGGGACAGCGGTTGGTATGGGAGCTGGATACGGTCTCAATAACGGAAGGTATACCTAATGGATTTTCAGTCTTACATGGCAGCGCTAAGTCCTGAGAACGCAAATCAGGTTGGTCAATTTTATGGGTACGGCGGCAATCCATATGCATCCATAAACCCCCAGCGTTACGGCAACTTGGCTCCAGACGAAAACCCTGCTGACAAGCTTTACGCCGACCTTGTTAGGGCGCAGACGCAGGATTACATGAACCGTTTCGCTCCGATAGAACAAGACTTGGTATCAAGACTGACTCCCACAGGGACTACGTCTCTAGCAGGAGATCTCGATAGAACTCGGCAAGCGGTGCTAGGTGCTGGAATGAATGTACAAGGTCAGCAGAACCGATCTATGGAGCGTTTAGGGCTGTACGGAAACAGTGCTATCGGGAATGGGAACGACACGGTAGGCGCTCTTGTGGGCGGTCTGAACGACACGAGACTTAGGGACTCAGACCGTCGTATGCAGCTTCTTACTGGAGTTGGCGGAACCGTTTCTCAAAGGGCAAGAGGGTCTATGGCATGAGCATAATTGCAAGAGGACAAGGTCTGAGGCGTCTTGCCAGCGCAGGTTTTGCTAAGGATGCCGAGCTGGAAGCGAGAGAGAATCAAATCTCCGCTCAAATAGACGCGGCTCAGAAAGCTCAAGAGATGAACACCCTTGGTGCAGGTGCTGGCATAGGGGCTATGTACGGCATGAAGGGGCTGGGAGCAGCCAACACTGCATCGGGAGTACTTGCGCCGGTGGGACAAACCCTTGGAGGCGCATCAATCACGGCTCCGGTAAGCAATACGATTGTTCCGGCTGCTGAGGCGCTAGGCTCTGTCGGTCTTAGCGGCTCCGCCCCCGGCGGCGTTTCGGTAGCTAAAGGCTTAGCCAATGCAGGCATAAAAACTGGTACAGCAGCAACTACAACGACCGCCTCCGGAGCCGGAAGCACTGCGGCAGCAACCGGAGGGACAACAGTAGGGGCAACCAGTTCGGCGCTAGGATCATTGGCAACTGTAGCAGCTCCAATAGCGATTGGATTAGGCGTTGCCTACCTCATAAATAAATTATTTGACTAGGTGATATATGGCTCTTCAAGGTTTTGCAGAAGGTGCGTTAGCAGGTTTTGGTGCGGTCAATAAGTTCTATGACGATAAGCGCCGAAGAGATCTAGACCAAACTCAAATCGATAACCTAAAAGCTTACCGAGACGAAACGCTCGAGGGCGCTCGTTTAGATCGTGGTCTCAAGCGAGAGCGGCTAGACGCCGATATTTTGCGTAATAAACGCTTGGATGATATCTCTGAACTAAATTCTCAAACAGCCCTGCTTAGAGCGCAGACAGCAGGTACTACAGCCAATACTGCCGCTTCAGTAGAGAAGAGGGCAGTGGATTCCCTTAACGATAGAGGTGAGACCCCGGAGCAAGAGGCAAACAGGCTGTACAGAGAAGCTCAGACAGACCAGATAGCGATTAATACTGCAAAGACAACCCGCGAGGAGGCGCGGCTTCAGGGCGGTTTAGAAATATCTAGATTATTCGATATCTCCCAGATGGAAGGTCTCCCGGATCAGGAAACACAGGACGAGTTCGCCGCTTTGGTTCAGCAAAACATTCAAAACCCCACGACCTTTAACGTAAAAAGAATCATGAGCCAGAGCGAGCAGGATGCTCAGAGGCACATCGGTGATGTGTTTGCGAATCTTTCGCGAGGACAGTTTGATCAGCTTAATAGAAGCCAACTGGATGCGTTTGGAAGAGCTTTCGATCTAGATAGCGCTGCGTACATAGGCAGAGACGTAAAAAACTTCCCTCAGGCTCCAGATTACTTGAAGACCGATGGTCGGACAGTTGTCGGGTCTGGTCTGTATTCGGCTGATATTGGAGCAGGCTCGCAAGGTCAGCCAGCCGTGTCTGGGGACATGGTGATATGGACCCAAACACCTGACGGCGATCTGCATCCTTACTTCCCCAGCTTGACCCAAGCGCGAGACGTAAACGGTCTTGCGGTTGAGATCGACATGGCAAATGAGGCGATTCCGGCGATGGCTGGACATGCCTACATGGCAAACTCGCTTAGACAAGATCCTAGATTCGTTGACATGGTTGACAGGGCTTTGATTCAAGACGCATTTGGCGGTCCGGGCGACTCTGGTCAGAAGACCTTAGATGAGCGCGTTAACGCAAAGATGGCGTTAGTAGAGAAAGCCTATGCCAACGGGCAAGACCAAATGCTGGATATGCAGTTTCTCCTAGAAGACGGAGAGACCTTGCAGTCAATGTACAAAGACAACATCGGCGTTTTAGAAGCTCGGGTAAAAGACAACCTGCTGGGTAAGCGAGAACAAACGACGTGGGGCAGAGAGGCAGATACATGGCTGAAAGAGAACGTGATAGAGCTTGCTAAGTTCCCATTGCCTGGGTCTGTGATTGGCACAAATGTGGGTCAGAACAAAACTAGACGGGGAATGGTTAAGGCGCAAACCATTGGGGAGCTGGACGTTTTTGCAAACTTTAAGCAAGGCGTGGTCGCTGACGTAAGTGAAGCGAAGATGGTTTCCCGGATTGCTTTTTTGTTTGAAGCAGACGGCGGACAGCCCCGCCTGAAGAAGGGTATTGGGAAGGGTCAAGGCGTAGATAGTTCTGGCAACCCGGACGGTAGCGACATAAGCGATGAAGAAATGCTTATCCAAGTTCTCAATAGCTATGGGGCAGGCATCTAGTGGCATTAGTTTCTCTTGAGCAAATCAGAAATGGATACACCCGTTCTCTTGAAGAAGACGAGCTGTCTCGAGTAGGCGGAAGGTCTAGGGCTGCTCAAGACGAAGAAGCTGAGGGTCCAGAATTTTCCCCATTTGATCAGCTAGCCGCTGGATTTTCTTCGGGCATAGATCAGCAGCAAGCCCTAGCTGGAGCTGTGCAGGCTGGTATCGGCTCTAGTATCGGTGATGAAGAAATGAAGCAGGCTGGCTTCGACTACTACCGTCAGCAGATGGAGGAGGCGTCACAGAACGCTCCCATCAGTAACTTTGATGACGCTTTCGATAGTCTTTCTGACTTCGGCAACTTTGCCTTTTATACCTTGGGCAATGCCATCCCATCGCTGGCTACAACGGCTGTCGGTGGCGGCATAGGCGGTGCGGTTGCGAAGACTGTAGCGAAGACGGCTGGCAAAGAAGCAATTGAGCGTATAGCCAAAGAGAAAATGGAAGAGTCCGCCCGAGGGATAATTGATGAGACTGTTAAGAACAAAATAACCAACGCATACAAAGAGCAGGTTGCCAATAAATACGCAAAGATGGGGGTTGCCACGGGGTCAGGCGTAGCCTCTTCAGGGATGGCTTTCGGAGAGAGTTTCGCTCGCATCTACGAGGAAACGGGTCTGGAAGATCCGGGTACAGCATTGGTCGCTGGCTTGTTCTCGGGCGCACTGGACCGGGTTGGTGCGCCGTTCAGGGCAGTCCGAGGCGCTTTCCCGGACAATCCAAAAGCATTGACCGATCTAAAGGAATACATTGCCGACGAGGCTCTCACGAACGCTGGGCGTAAGCGTATCGGCAATATGCTCGAGGAGGGATTTAAGTCTGCCGGTGCAGAGGGTCTAACGGAGGCTGGGCAGGAGTTTATTAGTCGCGCCTCCGTAATGTGGGCTAAAGAGAATTTGTCTGAGCAAGATCAGGCTTTGTTCACGGGCTATCTGTTTAACGAAGAGGCGGTTCAAAGCTATTTGCATGCGGCGACTGCGGGTTCGATTGCTGGCGGCGCTCTCGGCTCTACCATGGGCGGATTTAAGTCTATTGATTCAGAAGACGGCACCCCGGTCCTTGATGTAAAGCATGAAGAAGAGAGACAGCAGCGACAGCTAGAGGCTAAAAAAGCAGTTATCGCTGCGGCAGAAGCTCCTTTAGATATTGAGCCGGAAAACCCAACATCGGCAGATCCTCAAAGACTGACAGACACTCTTGAAACCATAGAGATATCCGCTGGCGTTAATCGCGACGAGCTGGCGAAAGACAACGGTCTAACTGGTGAGCAGCAGCAGGAGATCCTAGACATTCTGATTGATCAGGGAAGGATCAAGTCTGAAGTCTCTGGCGGCAAGATCGTGTACACAGCGGTAGACGATGCAGACGAACCAGCTCCTGCACCCCAACCTCCAGAGCTTGAGATAGTCCAGCCTGAAGAACTGGACCTAGCTACCCGTGCGCGTATGTCAGCCGAGCTATTCGGTGAGTTCAGCGTCTCTGATATACAGAAAGATATTCGTGCTGGATACAACCCAACTGTTGAAGCAATAACCGATCTGGCGGCGAGCGGTCAGGTTGTATCAATTGGAGATGGTCGGTATCGGTTCGTAACGCCGGATGAGCCAGCAGCAACCACAACCATCGAGACGGAAGATCAGACTGTAACTACAGATCAATCTCTTGAGGATCTTCGTGGGCAAGTGGAGCAGACCGGCAGACGCCCCGCGTTTACACAGACAGAGGCTGACGTTGCGGAAACCGAGAACGAGCAACTCTTTAAGAGAGCATACGGCGAAAACTATCGCCGGATTCCAAGCTTCCAGAGGTATCAAGATGCTGACCTGACGAGTCCGGTTATCCAAGACGCCATTCTCAGGGAAGATGTCTCAGCTTTTGGTAAGGGCGAAGACTCGCCACGATTCCAGCGCATGCAAGCGGAGCTGGCTGCGATCAGGCAGGCACCAGTACTGAATCCTCCGATCAAAGGCACTATTCGCAAGACTGTTACTACTGATTACATCAGCGCCAAGACCGGAAAGGTCAATACCGGCAAGGCTTATCAGATAATCCTCGAGGACGGGGAAGAGTTCTATTTGCCAGCCAGCATGGGCAAGAAGAAAGCCATTGAATGGATGAACAGCCAGTACGGCGATACTGATATAACAGATGCTGAATCAACCGCACCACAATCAGCGCCAGCACAGGCTGAGACAGAGGTCTCGGAGGCAAATCAGGGCCGTCGAGTATCCCAGCCGGATGCAGATCCAAAGCTCAAGCGCGATCCTGATTTCGATTTCAATGGTGAGTACGTCCTGACATATCCAGACGGTGATGTCAGAACGATTTACTACGATGAACAAAATAGTAGTTGGTACGACGCTGATGCTGAACAGCTTGAAGGGTATCTAGGCGAAAACCGAAAAGAAGCAATATCAAAGCTAAAACAGATTCGCCAAGCAGAGTTTGATGGTGATGGCGATCAGATGGACGCGATGGTGGTTCCAGACGAAGGCTTGGCGGCGGATATCGAGCAGTTTGTCACGGGTGATTTAGCAAACACCCCTGATCGAATGGCTCCGTCCCAAGAGCCTGCTGCCACTCGTTTTAGGGTAGCCGGTGAAACATTTGTTGATCGCTCGGGAGATGGCAAGGATTTAGTTGGTCGTATAGCTGAGCTGAACAAAAATATCGGCGGGGAATCCACTCAACCCGCAAACGATGACACCATCATCACTCAAAAGATTCCTACCCTGGGCGAGATGATTCGTCAGTTGAGCGGTAAGGGGCAAGCGCCTAGAGGTAAGACGGTTGGCGGAAGAGTGACTGAGTTACAGCCATTACTGAATACCTTTGTATCGCCCGATACTTCAATCAACGATGTTCTCGATCAGTCGCCTCAAATCAGGATGGTTATGAGTGCGATGGCAGACATCTTTGAAAGAGGTATGCCAGCAGACGTTATCCAAGATCAAATGAGCGGACTGTACAGCTTCACTCCTGCTGCTGTGTCTGCGCCTATGAGCGTCAAAGCAATCAACTTCACCAACACGGGTTCGCTCGGTCTCAATGAAAACTTTCTTAATGAAGCGGCAACGAACGATGTTGAGGCAAGAAAGCTTATTACGATCTTGGCGCACGAGATGTGGCATGCCCAAGACGATAAGAAGAAGTACTCAGAGTACCTGCCCAGTTTAAGCTTCCGTGTTAGCAGGGATTCCGAAGATGCTTTCACGCTGAATATGGGTGATGCTGTATCGGAGTTGTTCGACCAATGGGATTCAGGCACCGAGCTGGGTGAGGTATTTAACTACCCGTTCACATACCTGCAATCCTTGGAGGATTCGAGCAAGGGCGACCTCGATAGCGTGGCTTTGACCATGAGGCGGGAAGTCTTCGCGCAACTAGGTGCGACATACATATCGAATCCAGAGCTGTTACAGCAAGCAGCTCCGAAAGCGTATAAACTGATGCGCGACATCCAGAGAGACCCTCGCCCTGTCGAGGAGATCATCCAAGAACGTAGGGATAGAGGCAGCAATGCAAACCAGACAATTCAAGAAACCGAACAAGCTGGTCAACGTACAGGCGTATCAGGCGAAGTTCGGGCACCTACCAGCCCCGGAGGCATACAAGTTCCTGACGATGGACGAGCTGGAAGCGCAGGCGGCGCAGGCGATCAAGGACAACAAGCCGGTGAAGGACTGGGAGACGCGCTCACAGAACCTTCAGGGGACGAGTCTGGACGGCTTTCTGAAGTAGCTGACGACTTCGATGCGATAGTCGAGGAGAAGCAGTATCTTTACCAAAAATCTAGAGGCAAGGTTCGCGGCAAGTCTGCGATCACCAAGGTCATTGGTCCCAAGAATGCGGACAAGCAACTTCCTGCTCTAAGAGAATTATCTTCACGCCATCAAAGCGCCCTAGACTCACCGGCATCATGGCTGAGATTCGAGAGAGATCTCACCGGCAGCAATGAAACCCTCAGACCGCCTCACGGTCTAATCAAGCTGTACAACAATCCCGAGGAGTGGGCGAGCGTTCACAGCAAGCTTAGCGGTGAGCAGTTAGAGGCGGCTCGTGCAGGTCTAAACACAGCAAAAGAGTTAGGCGAGCTATACGAGCAGGGCGTAGTTACTCCCGATGTAACGGCGAAGCTTATGCTGTGGGGAATGATGTCTCGAATGCTGACTGCCAGCGCCCAAGAAGCAGGGTTCGTGGACATGGTGTTCGCGGCGCAAGGTCAAAACAGAAGTACCTTTGAAGACTTTGCAGATAAGGCTTTGATGGGCGAGTTCACCGACTCAGACGTAGCCGACTGGAAGGCGTTTGTTCCAGATGCGATTACCGCTGGATCTTTCGGGCGAGCAGGGACCAGCAATGCAAACGATTTTGGTCGGTTCTTGCAAAAGATGTCCGAGATGGATGAGAGCGGCGTTACGAAGCTGCAAAAATTGCATGACCTGATTGCCGATAGATCAATATCTTCTGCGGAAGTTCGTCGCCAATTCCAAGGCATGGCGAACAACATCGGCATTGATAATAAGGTTTTCTCTTTCTTGTTGTTAATGACCGGCAGGGATGACGTGGTGATCTTGGATCGTATCCAGTTGAACACCATGTGGGATGCAGGTCGTTACGGCAAACTGATCTACGATGACATTGCCGATAACTTCAACGGACTTCATGGACTGGCTAGGTACGAAGCCTTAGAGGCGGCGTTATCAAGCAGGATACAAGACCTGTACACGGCTATCGGCAGACCTGATGAGGCGTCCGTGGGGCGGTATCACTGGGAGAGCTGGGTTCTAAACTCAGGTCAGGTTGTTGCCCATCCAACGATGCAGGGCATTGTTAATGATGTTCGAGGAGACGAATCTCCCTATGCGTATTTGGGCGCTCCAGAGGGTAAGCAGAACATGCTCCGATACGGAGCGATCTATGCGCGAGATCCTAAAGGCGAGCAGTACTTCTTGTACCCTGACTCAACCGGTAAGGTTTATCGCCTGACCAAGACCGGATTCGCGGATTTCATTAAAGAGATCAGGAAGGCGAAGAGTGGTATCCTGCCCAAAGGATTTAAGGTAAGCGAATATGACAAAGGATTCCCGTGGTATGAAGCCGAAGGCGTCAACCGAGACAACCTCGACAAGCTCCTCGAGTCTTACGCCGAAAGAGAAGCGACTGAAGTCGAACGCAGTTTTGAAGAAGTTGTTCAAGACAGCGACACCGATGGCTCCCGACAGGGAGAGCTAGATGCTCAGATCGCCCAAGAGGCGGACGACTTTGATGCGATCATGGACCCTGCATTCTCGCAGGCATCCCGATTCGTGGAGACCCGCAACAAGTTAGCTGATGAAATCAGCGAAGCAGGATTCCCTGAATTCGTATTCGAGATAGATCAAACCGATCTAGAGTCTCTATCCCCAGTCTCCCGTAACCTGATTCGCGCCCTCGAGCGTGATGACTACTTGGGGTTTGACCGGATCGATGACTTACTGATCACAATATTCGATGAGGGGCTAGACGCATACGAGGTTTCTCAAGGCACTAAATCGGCGCTGGGTCGTTATGTCAACGAGGTTGATGGTGCCGTGGACTTCATGCTCTACGACGACGAAGAGAAAAAGATAGCTCCCTTCAAGCTTCTGGATGACGTTACTGCTGACGTTTCCTTGGCTAACCGATACAAAACCAAAACTCAGAATGTGCGCCAGAAGGTCGTAGATCGCCTCGAGCGCCTCAAGCAGGTAGAGGACGAGATAGCCAACCGCTTAGGTATGGATCGACTGCCATCAGAGATTAGCGCTTATGACGCCGAAAATCTGATGCACTCAAAAGCCCAGAAGCAACTCGAAGATTTCGAGGTCGAGTATGTTGAAACCATTGGTGAGGAGATCAAAGCTGCCGGTCTTGAGATGGATCAGGTTGGTCTTTACCTGCTTGCTAAGCATGCCCCAGAGCGCAACGCGGTCATTGCCCGGAAAGAGCGTGAGCAGAGATCCGCTCAGATAGAGTCACTTCAGAACCAGATCGAGCAAGCCACAGACGCTGATGAGCCAACCGGCGCTCTCGAGCGCAAGCTAGCAAAACTTGAAGAGGCACCGCTCAAATACCAAGAGACTGGGTCTGGTATGACTAACGCGGATGCCCAGTCCGTTCTGGATATCGCTGAAAGCGAGGGTAGGACTGACGTGCTCGAGTCTGTTGCTGAGCGCGTTTATTCGATGCTGAATGATATGCGTCAGAACATGGTGGATAAGGGTCTCCTTGACGAGGAAACCCGAGCCGACTGGGAAGATACCTATCAGTTCTATGTTCCGCTCAAAGGCTTTGCGAGCTACCCAGAGGGTATGGAGATGCGAAGCGGTGTTGGCGCGGCTGGATTCAGCGTTAAAGGATCTGAGTCCTTCAAGGCGAAGGGGCGGATAACTCTGCCGGTTAACCCTCTTCTGGTGTCATTCAAGGACGCTGAAGAAAAAATTATTCGGGCGGAAAGAAATACCATCGCCCAACGCCTCCTCGCCCTCCTACAGCAGAATGAATCAGAGAGTAATTGGCAGGTATGGAACAACAGGTTCAGACCGCAAGATCCAGAGAACCCATCGGAGTCTATGCCACTTGCCCGTATGAAGATCGAACGCCGTAAAGACGACGGTCTGCTGAAGTACATACAAGTCAAGCGAGGCGGTCAGACCTTCTTCATAGAGGTGAAGGACAGAGAGCTTAATCGCCAGCTACAGAGTTCTGGCGTTGGGATGTTCAACAACAATGTTGACTTCATGAACTCCGTCCTGACCGGTCTGACCAAGTTCCAGAACTTCCGCCGAAACATGTTGATCAACTACAACCCTTCATGGGGACTGGTCAACCCGCTGCGTGATATCCAAACCGGTCTTGCTTTCGCTTTGAGCGAACAGGACACGGTGGGTGGTCGTATCCAAGGGCAGGAGCTGATCGGGAAGATCAGTGGTGGCTACAAAGCTTCCTTGAAAGCGTTCTGGCGTAACCGTAGAGGCAAAGAAGGAGCGAATGACAGGGATCGAGAATACGACCAGTACGTTAAAGAGTACGTTGAAGATGGAGCGCCAACTGGTCTCTCGATGACGAAGAGTCTTGCCGAGCAGAGCAGAAGGTTCGAGAAGGTACTAACTCAGGGCGATCTCCGTAAGAAAGTCAGATACATGACCGACTTGGTGGAAGACTACAACCAGACGATGGAGAACGCGGTTCGTCTCTCTACCTATGTGGAAGCCCGTAAGTCTGGGACCGCAAGAGCAGATGCTGCAACCCTAGCAAAAGATCTTACCGTTAACTTCAACCGTAAAGGCGAGTACAGCTCAGCTATCGATAGTCTGTATTTGTTCTTCAACGCCGCTGTACAGGGCAACGTCAACATCGCCAAGGCTATATTGAGACCTGGGAATGACGGGCAAACGATCACTAAGGCTAGGTTGGTCGCAGGCTCGATGGTTGCTTGGGGCTTCGCAAGAACCCTGATGAACATGGACTTCGGCGGCGAGGATGATGATGGTGAGCTGAAGTACGCAGACTTCAATGAATATGCGCTAAAGACCTCAATGGTCCTGATCAATCCGTTCTCTGAGACGCAGCAGGCGTATGCGATACCGATGCCTTATGGATACGGCATCTTCGATAACATCGGGCGTTACGGTGCAGAGCTGGCGATGGGCGTTAAGACGCCCCAAGAGATTGCTGTTGACCTGACCTCATCTGTCGATCACCACTTCAATCCACTGTCGCTTCATGCCGCAAAGGATGACGCAGGATTCCTCGAGGCGGCTGTTCAGAAAGGCATTGGTTTAACACCAGACATTGTCGAGGCGTTTGCTGAACAGCTCGGTAACATAAATTTCTTCGGCTCTGACATCACTATCCCGCAGAACAGTTTCTTGGTTGATATACCTCCCTCTGAGCCGACGAAACGAGGAACAAGCACATACATCACCGCTGTTACGCGCTTCCTCAATCAGGTCACGGGCGGTAATGAAGATGTTACTGGTGGTGTATCAGCTAGCCCTGATAGGGCGCAACACGTCATTGAGTTTTTGTTTGGCGGTGTTGGCAGGTTTTTCGATGACAGCGCCGATACGATTGCCAAGCTTATCTCTGAAGAGCCGGACCTCAGGAGTACAGACCTCCCGATACTACGAACATTCATGCCTCTGCCTAGCGAGTATTCAGATCGAATCGACTTCTACGAGAACCGAGATGCTTTCCGGCAGCACGAAAAGTCATTTGAGTCCCAGACTACGAGAGAGGGCAGGAGGGGTGTGATCGATGAACGTGGCTACAACATTCCTCAGTTTGCCGTTTTCGATCAGAAGATTGAGAAGGCGTTGCGCCGACTTAGATCCGAAAAGAAAAAGCTAGAGAACAATGACGTTATTGATCCGCTGAAAAGGTATGAAGCGATTGAGCGTATCGCTGAGCAAGAAGAGCGGTTGTATGACGAGTACAACAAGCGGTGGAGGGCGTCTACAGAATGAGTACGAAACGATTGCAAGACAGGAGTCGATATGAAGATTTTGACTTGGACCATGATGGCGTGGTTAGTGATGAAGAGATTGATCGTGGACGCACTATGCTGGACTTGGAATTGGCTGAAGAGAAAAGCGAAGCCCAGCGTCGAATGGCTGTTGGAGCAATGGCGTCGATTATTGGATCTACTGCCCTGATCATGTCTCCAGCGATCAGCGAGAGCAGGGTTTCGGCGCTCTCAGATTTGATGGGACTGTTCTATATCTCTATGGCAGGCGTGATCGGAGCCTACATGGGCGTATCGGCGTGGATGAGCCGCAAATGAATCTTAATGGTGAGGTGACATCACTCGCGGATTCGCCCTGTACAGGCAACTGTACGGCGCGTCAGTGGGGTGATCTCATCTGCAAAGGATGTGGCAGAACGGAAGAAGACATCCAGAACTGGAGTTCGTATCCAGAGGTTCGCAGGAAGATCCGCGTGTTGGAAATTTCTTCCAGCGGATACCGCACAAGACACACACACGGAAGGTTCAAGAGACCTGACCTGTGATCGGTGAGATCGCCGCTATCGTAGCGGGAGTGAATGCCGCTACTTCCGCTATCAAGCAGGTGGCGCAGACCACCAATGACATCTCAAGCATCTCATCTTTCTTATCGACGCTTGGTGGTGCAGAAGTAGAACTTCAACGCGCTCAAAACGAGGGTAAGCTGTCAGAGGCTGATGCT